TCCGCTTCCCGTGATGCGGTTCATATTGATTAACTGCCAATCAATGTCCGTAGCATTGGAGAACAAGTATCCCTCAAAACGATGCGCCCACAAGTATAGTTTGTTGAACTCGGTGTTACTCATAAAACTACCCGTGAAGGAGATTCCGTATTTGGCTTCCATAGCCTCAAGAATCTTAACGACTTTGATGGCTGGTTTTAATTCGTAATAGTTAAGGCCGTGATTGTGTGCAGCATCGTAGTGAATATCGTTGTCGTGATTGGGGTCTGAAGCACCAACATCATAAACCCAATTTCTCACGGGACTCATCAAAGGATAGAACAAGTCTCCACCCATTAAAGCGTTTTGGCTAAATCCAGATTGAATAGTAGCCCCATCATAAGTATGATTGTAGGCACTAAAGTCAAGGTCGTAGAGATAGTCCTCACCAAACAAGTCAGAGAGGCTTACAAGGTCTCCATAGAACGAAAGAGAGTATGAATAGGGTTCAGTCCCTTTCATTAAAACATTCTCCATTTCAAGCACCCCAGTACGGAAAGGGAGGCTATTGATTTCTATCCTTGCCGTCTGACGAAGGCGAAAGTCAAAAGAGTTTGTTGCCGTTGTTTCGGTAATGGTATCGGGTACATAACCAAGCAAACCCATAACGGCAGATGAATTATCTACGACATTGCGCTTGGTGATTTGTGAGCCATCTACATCCGTGCGGTAGTATTGCTTTAATACCTCATTATTCCAATCGCTTGCGGGAACTGTAAACGACTGTGTGAAGTCCGTAAACACCTTTGAGATGTCTTGGATATTCTGCACATTGAGGTTGATGCTAATCTCCTCATCTTGAAATAGGTCAAGGCGGTAATCGCCAATGTAGATGTCTACTTGGTTCATCGGATAAGGGGTCGCTCGTTAAAGGCAATGTCAAAGGTCATCGTGTAGTTGATCATCTTTTGATTGACCTCCTTGTAGTAATCTACGCTTCCGCGTTGCGGTTGTACCGACACCCAACTACCATCCAAGAGTACGGCAATGGTGTCGCTCATAAGAATATCCTCTACCACATCGGCATACGCCTCTTCTACCCATCCCGTATTCATTGTGATGGTGTTTCGGCTATTGGTGTTGAACGACTGGCTTTGTCCTACTTGTGTGGAGGCACTTGTAAATCCATCTTGGTAGATGCTTCGCTTGTAGCTCTCGGAGGTGAAGTTGCCTTGCTCGGTACTTGCCTTAAAGAATGTAATGAAGTCAGCCACCCCATAGCGGTTGATGAAGGCTACTTGGTAGGGAGTGTATTTGGGTTCGCAAGTGAGTTCGTATCGGATGGTGCTGATTGCTGCTCCCGCGCTATTCTTTAGGATAATGTCATAATAGTCCCCATCAGTATGTTGTGAGGGCTTGACACTTGCGGAAAGCAATCCATTGTCCTCAATGTTTTGAGGGCCTACACCTATATAGACCACCGCGTCTTGCGTATAGTTTGAAAAGGTTAGTGTCTTGGTGATATCTGCCTCGCTATTGTCATTCCATAAGATTGTTGCTTTGGCAATCAAATTAGTGGCGTTGTTGTAGACACCCAGCACCTCGTAGTTTCCCGACTTGACATACCGCTTACGGGCTACCGCCAAGAGGGTTGTATTGTATTGGTCATTGTGTAGGTTGTTCCAGTTTGTCCATCCTTTTGTAGTTAGGAAGGCATTAGCAGTTCCCGTTGTATGGGGGGCGGTTGTAGGGGCTGCACCATTATCGGAGTAAGTCCAATCACCTGTAGCATTGACCCACAATACCTCACCATAGGGTGATTGAGTAAATCCCGTTTCCGTATAGATATCAAAGTCGTGAGAGAACTCGGAGCGTACCAAGTCCGATACCTCAAAGTTGATTACCTCGTCAATGGAGTAGGTCTTGCTCAACGCATAGTTGTTTGCTGCTGGAAGACTTGACAAAGCACCCGCCCAAATCTTTAGGTTGAGGCTCATATAGGTCAAGTCATCATTTGTGAGCGTGTTGTTTTTGCCCGTATAGAAGATTGGGCTACGGCTCATTTTTAGTGATGAAGGTCGGGCGATGCTTGGTATACTCATTTTCTTCTTGTGTATGCTATGAAATCGTCATTTGTAAGTTTGAATGCCTCAACTACTTTGGGAGGCAATTTCTCAAAAGCCAATCCAAATGGACGGCTAAAGAATTTGGTGGGTTTGATACCATTATAGTATACACTTCTCGCTAAAGCGTACTGGAGACTCTTGCGAGGGATAAACCTACCCGTCTTTTCGTCACGCACTCCCGTGAGTCCCTTCTTAACTGCCCAATTAGCGAATGCCTTTGCGGGAGGCATCTTGTTGGTGTACTTAAATGGGGTGTTGTATTTCTTCTTCGTTCCGCTAACACCCTTGTCCAAGTAGTCCCCATACTCTTCCATCTTAAAGGATAGGGAGAATGAGTTGCTTGAGACTCTTAAATCATATCCCAAAGACTCATATAGGCGTTTGGAGGTGTTGCGTTTTTGGCGCGTTAGGTTGCTTCTCGCTTGTTGGACAACATAACGAGCGAACTTGTCAAGGGTTGCTTCTATATTCTCTTGGCGAGACATTAGCAAGTAGAGATTTCAGTATTTGAAAGCAATACATCAAAGGTTGCTGTCCATCCCGCAAGGAGGTTTTCAAAACGCTCGGTGAATGGTACGCAAGTAGGGTTTCCATCTAACTGATACAGGTCAGTATATAGAGTTCCTCTCCGTAGCTCGGTAACCAAGTCGTTGATTACGGCAAGTTGGGTGTTGAGGATATCTTGCTCGTTGTTTGTGTTGTAGAAAGGCTCATTTTGATCTCTTGGGTCTTCCTTCGTCTCGTCTACCACATCCATTGCAATGACCGTGATGCTCATACGAACAGTCTGCCCCTCAAAGGTCGCTTGGTTTACCGTGATATGAGAAAGGGGGAAGATAGTTTGCTTGTTGAGGTCTACATCATAGATGTCCCCATAGGTTACGACATTCACTTGGCTATGTGCCTCAAGGGTGTCTTTGATGGTTTTGGTTATGTTGTAGAACTGCCTCATTTTAACTTGCTTTTGAGTATTCGGTTTTCGGTGTCTGCTCGGTGTTTTTCAAAGGAGAGGAAGGTAAGACATTGATGAAGGGGTAGTCTTCCAATCTCGTCAAATCGTCTAACGTCACCTTGAGCAAGGCTATGGAATGTTGTATACCATCCCCATCGGTTTGAGAATTGGCTTTGAGGGGTGAACTCTTCAATGCCTTGTGACTCTCCAAAGAGATCAGGGTAGCCATTAAAAGTTCTTTTCCTAAAGTCCAAAAAAAAAGCACCGCACCCATTACAACATCCATTGGAGCTTCCTTCATTAGGTCGCAGTATTTGGTTGCTGATTCGTAGGGTTCAATGTCGTATCGCTTTCCGCTCTTTTGGGTTACAGGGCGATACAATACCGCCATTGTCTTATGGAGGTTTTGGGTGTCGCTCATATAGGAGTCAAGGTCTACAAACTCCCCGTAGGTGATGTCCTCCAACGAGGGGATGAATCCAAATTCTTGCCCTTTAAGCGTGAATCTCGGTGTAAGTGATGGTTTCTCTTGCATCATCGCATTGATGTGACTAAACACATTAGAAACATCCTTAAAACGGACATTGGGCAACTGCTCCAACGGAACATTGCAAAATATCTCCAATGACTTTTTAGTCAAGAACTCGTTGTCCCCCTCCAAACGAGCAAAGCGTTGATACTGCTCAAGGGTGATTTCCGATAGCGAAGTGGGTACAATGACTTTTAGTTCCATTGTTTAAATAACCTTTAGAATTTATCTTATAGCATAACGCCCGTAGTTCGGACGGCTCAATCTATTGAAGGTGGCGTAGCGTGTCGCATCAATGGCGTGGTTGAAGGCATCAATGGGTCTATTAAGTAGATTCCCGTTCTTGTCCTCTTGCCATTTGTAGTTCTGGAATTCTCGGATGGCATTCTTACTGTCCTTCGTTACAAATATCTTATGGCGTTTGAGGATGTCTATTCCCGCCATTACGCTATCCGCACCCTTTGCCGTTGGCTTGACATTCCATCCCATCCGATGCAGTTCTTCAATACTCTTGGGTTCTGCGCTATCCGCCCATATCTCATCAAACCTCGTCAATCCTAATTCGGATAGTTTTTGGCTAATGTCTTGGTTTGTTAGGTTGGTGTGATAGAGCAACTCGTGGATATACAGGTTATCGCCATCTTTAAACACCTTAACAAGCGATGTTGGATCGTTGGTGAATCCAAAGTCCAATCCTAATGAGATGAGTTGGCCTTTCGGTTCTTCGGCTACTTGGAATTGGAAGATTGTGGCTCTTGACATACCACGCTCTCCAAGACCATAGATTCTCCAGTAGTCCTCATCGGTGTATTTGAGCCTCTCAATCTCATCTACGATTGTTTGGTCAAGGAAGGGGTTGTCCCTATAAGTAGATTGGATGTAGGTGACATCATCACGGGTGAGAAGCTTATCGTAAATCCAATGGAACGAATCAGAAGGGTTGTAGTCAATCCATATCTTCTCGGTTGTTCTGACAAGCAACTGGAAGAAGTCTTCCCAAGTGAGTTCGTTAGCTTCATTACAGAACAAGAAGTCACGCCTTGCTCCGCGTTTCTTTTGTGGCTGATCTAACGAGATGAACTCAAAGAGGTTTCCGTTGAGGGTGTAGGTGTAGTCGCTCTTGTTGTGGTTCTTCTCGTCATAGACTCCCAAGTTGTTTAGAATCTCAAAGAAGTCCCGATAGGCGGTCATTTTAAGCGATGGGAGAGACTTTCTCACTATGGAGTATACCTTTCCCTTCGTTTGGTACGAATTGACGATTAGGAGTTGTAGGAGTGAATATGTTTTACCACTACGAGTACCTCCTTGATTGACGATAATCTTGGTAGTGGCTTCCCAGTTCTTTTCAAAGACGGGGCCGTACTTAATCTTTAGGCTTGACAAACTCCAACTCTATTTTGGTGATACCCTCGTCTACTTCGTGCTTGTTCTCCACCCTTGCGAGTTTGGGGGTTGTGTACTCTCCTAACTTGGTGAGAATGTCAAGTGCTGCCTTTGGGTCATCCGCAGCTACTTCAGTAAGCCAAGTAGTCATATTGTCCAAGTTGTCCTCAATGAGTTTTTGGAATGCCTCTCGGATTTTGTTAGATGTTTTGTTTACTGCTCCTTTGGGTTTACCCGCTGGGTTGCCACTTACTCCTTTTTCAAATGCCATTGTAAATCTTTGTATTTTTCAACTATTTCTTCTAAATAACTTCTTATTGTGGATTTCTTGTAACCACTCCTTATGGTGTTTCACATCTCCGTAGGTTATATGGCAATTTCTACATAGAGCCATTAGGTTTTCTATTGTGTCGTGGTTGGATGTTCCTCCCATTCCTCTTGCTTCTATGTGGTGGATGTCTACGGCTTGGCGGTTGCATACCTCGCAAGGAATCCAGTCCGTTTCATCATAGCCCATCTCTTGGAGATATAGTTTGGTGTGTTTTTTCATAGTCCGCAGTATCCGCTATCGCATTCGTTAAAGTCATCATCAAAGAGGTCAAATTGTAGTCGGTGTCTCTTAATAGCCTCGTAGGACATTTCTTTTTTGAATCTTGCTTTTGCCGTTTCTTGCTTTGCAAACCAATTAAACTTGTTCGGTTCTTTCTCTGACATATGCTTGAGTAGTATCTCATTGCGGTGAAAGCATCCCACACAATTATTCATATACGCAAAGCGCACGGGCTTGTCTTGCCAGAAGGACTCTATCTTGTCTTTATAGATATTGTCATTGATCAGAGGAAAGGTTGTCTTTCGGTATTTAAGTTCTTTCCATTTGTTCCTTCCTCCTTCGCTTTGACCTACTATAAACTTGTCATATTGGAATCCATTTTCTCGGTGGCGGTCAAGCATTGAGTTGGCTCTCTTTACTTCGTTTGCTCTAAAACCTATTCTCATCTCAATGGGTAGCTCGGTGTTCTCGTAGCACCATTGTTTGATGGGATTGATTTTTAGTTCAGTTGTACAAAAGCGTTGGGTGACATTAGGGAGGTACTTGTATTCCTCTCCACTTGGTTTAGTTCCTTGTATGATTACCTCGTCAAAGGGTTTGCCAGTAATCCAAGTGATGGGTCTTCCTATGTATTGTTCAAGGTCAAGCATCGTATAGATGATTGTGTCTTGCTCAAGTGTCCCAATGAACTCTTGTCCGATTCTATCTGATACCTCTTGACGAATCTTCGCATCGGGAAACAAGCATTCCTTATCCGTTGTCCTAACCAAAGAGAACAACTCATAGTCTGCGGGATAATTCGCAGCGATGTATGAGGATGTCTTGCCTCCAGATAACGAGTTTACAGTTGTCATAAGTGCATCCCACTCTTGCTTACAAAGCTAATTCCCCACCATAGCCACCCAATAGATACACAACCGTTGCAGATTGCTGAATCGTAGGAGATGGAGATGTGTGGGAGCAAATGTACGCTTCCTATGTATTTAAATGTTTCAATGCTCATAATTGATAGATTTTTATATTGGTATGTTCCGTGCTTCGGGTTAGTTGCCTTCCGTACTTGGCTGCTTCTATCTCGTGCCTAAATCCTTTTTGTAAGCCCTCAAGCCAAGTGTTCTCGGCAACCAACTTATCATATTGTACGATATAGTTCATTCAGGGTACAGGTTGGATGTTGGCATTTCGGAATGATACATTCCAATCGTTCTTTTTGATAAAGAGCAAAGCCTCCTCCATTGTCTGAAAGTCCTTTTCTCTCTGCTCCCATTTGGCAGCCCTCATTTTGCTTTGGTCAAAGTAGGTGTAGTTGACTCGGTATTTCATTTCTCTTTGCTGTTAAAGTATTCATTTAATAAATCTGCTAACTCTTCAGGGGTGTCGTTAATCTGTCCAATCTTTTCTCCGTCTACAAAAACATCATAACCCCAATCATAACAACACCCA